CGGCATACCTGCCATTATAGTGTACCCACAATTAGTTTATTCGTCATACGTCTTTCGTTGCCTTTTTTATATCTTCAGCGGTTAAACCAATCTCATCGAACCAGCCGAGAGCCTTTAGGCTCATGTGGGTTTCCTCGATGATTCGGACCATCTCAGCTTGAATAATTTTGACTCTTTGGCTCTCTTTGAGTCGGGACATTTCCGTGTGCGAGAAAAACAACTGTTGTCCCATCGGTGGAAATGTCGGGTTCTCGTAGGTTAGGAACGCAAACCAACCCAGTTGGTTCACGGTCGGCATCCAACCACGGAACTTCCAGAATCGGGGGAGGTCCTTGGGTTCCGGTACCGGGAGATTGATTCTAGTTTCTATGTCTGTCATGGCATCGCAGCCGGTCCTTTATTGCGTGAGGAGCCTGGTTTTTTGTTTTGTTGTCCCTTCTTCTGTCCCGGTTTGCCCTGCTGCGGCAGACCAAGGACCTTCCACGAAGTTTTAGGATTGGACAGTTCCTTTTCGATACGGTGTTCCAACGCGCTTGCCGAATCAATGAGGCCAACTTCGGCGAGGAGGCTCCAAACTTCGGGCAGGTCAACAACAGGTTTCGGCATATTCAAGAGGTTCATCATGTACGAGAGACGGGTCGTTGAACTCGTCGGCAACATCGAACCAGACTTGACCGATAGGGTCATTGGCGTCTGAATCTGAGTACCAAAGAACGTAACGGCACTATCTACACCAGCGGCGTTCTTGATTCGAGCAATCCTGGGGCTGGAATAGAACTGAGCCATGATGCCCTTGAATTGGTGTCCCAAACGAACTTCCGCCCGTTCAAGGTCCTTACCGGCGTCTTTGAATCGGACGCCACCTACTTCTTGACCCATCGCGACGGCTTCAGTGGAGGTGTTCCCCTTAGGCATCTTACCCATCGCGGCTTCCGAGAGTCCAGAAATTTCTTTGATGCGGTCAATACCAAAGTTGAGAGTCTGCATGAGGTATTGAGGCATATCGGGTCCAGCTTCGCGTTTAGAAAGCTTGAGGGATTGTGGGTCCTCGCGCTGGATAGCACCGGGAGCATTAGTAATATCCTCATCGGACATTTCTGCACCCATTGGGATACGCCATATAGGGTTAGAAGTAAGTAGAGCCGCATCAAGAAACAGGCTATACATTCTATTGACATATTCATTGAGGTCAGCAATTAGGTCAATGTCTCCAAGGCCCCAGAAGAAGCGGGGGTCCTTCCAGGCAGAAACGGGAATGAAGGGCCAGTCACCGTGACTGAAGGGGTTCATGCCATCGTCGGCAACCATGTCACCAGCGATGACTAGACGCCGCCCGAACGGAAACAGGTTCACGGTTTTCTTTTCCTTGACAACTTTGAGGGCTGGCTTATTTGAGAGTACCTTGAGCCCGCCAATGTCAGAGGCGAGTTCCAACAACTTCGCCTGACTGTATGGAAGTTCATAGACGATGTTACCTTCGGTGATAACAGTCTGCAACGGTTCAACCCGGCCGTCCTCGAACTCGATAGTTTTTGGAACAGTGGCGGGTTCGTTGCCAACATTGAACTTAATAGACTTGATTACTTTTTGGCTTTTCGGCCCCTTCGGTCGGGTCCAAAACTCCATAACAGGTATTCCGCCACGAAGAGACTGTCCGTCAGGTCCAGACGCTTGCGTGGTGTATTCCGATGAGTGCTTCGTTGACCCGTTCGTGGTGTATTGTTGTTGGGGCACCGACAGGTCTTGTCCATCTTGGTCGCGGTCACGTTGTCTCCGAGCGTAAGCTTTCAGCTTACCGGCTAGATGTTTGTATTGCTGGCACAATTCGCCATAGCTTTGTTCGTATTCGTAAAGAAGAACCTCTGCGTCGTCGGGGCTGTGAGCGCCCGAGTTCATATAAACCTGTGAACCAGGAACAGAGATTAGCTTGGGGTCCCCGTCGCCACCATTGGCCCAGGGGTCGTAGGTGAGGCGGTAAAATGCAACCGATTCAACCCGGCTGCAAAGGACCGTTGATCGTTTGACCTCTTGCCATCCTAGACGGCTGTGAGCGTCTGAGTAAGCAGCGGTAACAATATCGGCGTCGTCTTGGTCCTTCTTGTTGTAGGCCGAGAAGTTGCTTTTGATGTCATTGGCGGTTAGGGTGGCCGTCCACTGCTGCGGAACATAGAAGCAGTAGTTTATGGTCGCCTTGACCTTCCAGCGGGCACGGTTCTTTCCCCAGTGACCCGTTCCATTGTAAAGTTCCCATGCCCGCTTCATGCGGTTGGTGACTGGTTCTTTTTCCTGGTGAAGCAAGCTCTGTTGCTTCTGTGCCCATTTTACCCGAGGGTCCGTCGTGTACTTTTCATCCTCGGGGATGCTGTTGTTACGCTCCTGGTCGGAACGCGGCGGTCTACCACCAAGAAACCCCGCGGGGTTGGCACCAATGGTAAAGTTACCACCTAAATAGTCAGACAAGTAAAGAGCAGTCCTTCATCGGTTCGTACACGAATGTTCCGTTCATAAGAGGAACATATACAACTTCTTTTCCGTTGGAGTCTCGACCCATCGTGATGGCACCTTGAGGTACGTCGGGTTTCACGGACACCTTGCAGCCGTCATAGGGTCCAAAGAGAAATTCAGCCTGCACGTTATAGCTCGCCCATTTTTCGGGGTAACATTTTCTTGGAGTACCTTTCAACTTTGAGATGTAGCGCAGCTTCTCTTGCTTTTTCATTGCGCGCTTTAACGGCATCAAGAGCCTTAAGCGTTCCGCCGTTCCACGACGCATCATCTTTTGAGGACGAACCCCACGTTATCATTCCCTTGGTTCTTTGCCGGTACTCGGAGCGTCCTCTAGTGATGTGATTGGAGGGGTCGTTCTGATCGCGTCCACCAAGCGTTGGGTACATACCGTTGAGGTAGTCGTCGGAAGGCGTTGACTGGATACTTCTGACGCGGCTGTGAAAATCTTCCACGGATTCTCCAGTGTTCCCTCGGCTTCGTCCACAACCATCGGTGTGTACGAGTTTTCCGTGTATGACCTCGTATTTACCGTTGGTACAATGACAATCTTTAAGGATGGCACGACGCTCTAGTTTCCACCCAAGTTGCTTAGGAGTATAGTTACCAGAAAGACGCACAGCAACTTCCAGGGCGCTATCTGCCACCACCGCTTCATAAACCGGGACCCATTTTTCGAGGGTGTCACCAACAATGCGGTAGCCACCAACGGGTCGGTCGTAATGGTCGATGGGAAGAACGGCTTCAGGAGCAGATTGGTCTGCCGGTTGGGGAAGCTGGCTAAAAAGCTTTGCCAGATCGACCTCAACTGGATTATCTTGGAGCGTTCGCTCCTTAACAAGAACCCCACTCAACTAGTCATTCACTTTCGCCAGAACGTCAATCTGGCTCAGTATGCGGTATTCGGACCCACCGAGGTGATAGTCCTTACCTGTTAGGCGCTCGAAAAAGATCATGTCACCCTCTCCAAAGAACATCGGCACGGTAACGTCCGTTTCCAGTCGATGGCCGTTCCCAACCTTACAGATTCTTCCGACAGCCCATCCTCTTTGTGCCTCGCCCAGATCAGGGATAACAATGTTGCCAACTGTTTTGCGGTCAGGAACGTCAACCATCTCAACGAGGTAACGGTCGCCAAGCACCTCAAAGTGGTCAACATCGTGTGCAGTAAACTTTTCACGGGCCATTATATTCTTTCTATAGGTCATCCAGTGAGGGGTTGTTCCGCCTACTGGGTCCAAGGTTTGGTGCAAGTTCGCGTATAAGAGCGTTCATTTCCATGCGTACTTCGTTTTTCCTGTTACCTGAACGGTAAGGGAAGGAGGAGTCGGCCATGATTCTTAGACAGATTCCCAGGGCCATGAAGTGGTCATCGTGGGCGCGGGAACTGGCCTTGATGTTTCCTGAAGAATCTCGCTTAACGGTTTGGAGTTCCCTTACGGTTTCGTGGTCGGGGATGATAACGAGGGGGTCGGGCTTCCCGTCAGGTGTGCGGTGAGCCAGGGCCTCGATGATGCCTTGCTCCAGTCCAGCCCGAGTTTTGTAATTGGTTTCCCACCCGAGGTAAGTGGTTTCCTTCGGCATATCGTTGTCGAGCCGTTTCCAATAGTATTGGTTAGTAACTCCAAGGTCGTAGAGTTCACGGACCAAGCCATAGCCAATCCCCTCGGTTTCGATTGCGGTGTAGGCGTTGTTGTACCATTTATAAAGCAATCTGATTTGCTCTCTGATGCGATACTGCGGGGCCTTGGCTTGGTATACGGCAACCACTTTCCAGTCGCGTACCCGCATAACCATAGCCACTGTACTATCAGCTTCGTCGGAGTCATAGGCGATTTGCGTGTCCACTCCCATAACATAGTTATCGGTGCCGCTTGGAGGAGCGTAGATGCGTACATCTTCATGTTCTGAGTTCCATGTTACGTCAACTTCGATTCTGAGTCCGGTGTCCCGGAGGATGCCCCGAGCCGCAGGCGTCTTGACATTGCGGGCCAAGTAGTCGAGAGCCAACGGGTCAAATGGAGATAGGTCATAGTCAACGAAACAGCTAGACCAGTCAGCAGCGTATTCTTGCCGAAAGGCGAGAAGTCGCAATCGTTCATCTGCGAGGGATTTGTAGGAGTCAATCTTTCGTCGTCTCCACCACAGCCTATAAATCGAGACACCGTATTTATCCCGTAATTCCTTTTCTTCGTCGTTTCCGTATTTGCTGAGTTTTCCAATGTTGCCTTCAATCTCTTTCTTCTGACTTACGGTAAGCCGGGGTAGTTCTCCGAGAGGGCTCTCGTCCTTGGTTGTGTATTCTTCGTGCCAAAAGAACGGTTGAAAGACCGGGACATAACCTCTTTCGGGATGGTCCGGCTGGCCGAGCTTGCCGAAGAGAACGTCCTCTTTGGTGGGGATGCCTTTACGGCTCCAAGACTTGACCCACTTGGGATTGTTTTCGAGGGCTTCCATGACGAGTGGTTCATAGGACTCGTCGTGCCCGTTAGGAGTAGTATCAATAATAATGCAAGCCTCAGGACCGAGAGGCATAGCAGCAACCAACCCTGTCTGAAAATCCATTTGCATGTCTGAGGACCAGAAGGCGTACTCAGAAGCAACAACAAGGTGTGGAGTTCTGCCGCGTTGAGGGCTAGGAACACCAATAAAAATAGAAGAGTTAAGACCTGGATTAGTAGTGCGTTCAGCAGCATTTGGTTGGTCCAGCGTAACGAACTTGAGGTTGTCGATACGTTTCATCGGTCTGAGGTGGGTGGGAAGATTATTGTAAAAAGTTGCGAGCTTTTTGCTTAATTCGTCGGCAACCTTTTCCTCAAGAACAAAGATTGATACGCGCATATTGGGATGACAGGCTCGCCAGAAGCCCCTTGCTAGTCCATACGTTGTCCACCCAACCTGCCGTGGCTTGATTTCAACTATTTGTTGCCTAAGACCAAGTTTTAGTTGCGATTCGATGCAAACATGAAGTAGGCATTGCCCAACACGAAGTTCCAGTGGAACCAATTCGCCCGCTTTTGTTTCGGTAACAAAGTAGTTTTCGATTGCGAACAAGGCAGACTTCAAGAACCCTTCGGTTTCCGCCGTTCTCCAAGCGTTAAACTCACTGGGGTCGGGGTATTGTTTACCGAAGCGGCTCTCTAGGTATTCAGCGGTTGGAAGTGTCTCCCACTTCTCTATTAAATCTGGCACAATGTTGTCAAATCCTTTTGCGTTTATCTCCCATCAAGTCACGGAGGTAGGATTCGTAGCTGTTTACGTCGGCAATCCGTTCCTGGTCCAGTTCATCCACAAGCTGAAGGGCCTTCAGAGAAGCAGCCGGGTTGGAACTATTGAAAGCATGTGAGCGAAGTATCCGAATACGTGTTTCTTTGGATAGATCGTTCTCGGCCAGCAGAGTGCGTAGAGAGCGTCCACTACCAGCTTGCTCCATAACCTTGTTATGAAGTTCAAACCGATTCGCTTCCACTTCCACTGTGGAGAGGTTGAGGACTTGTGCCAAAGCAGCTATTTCGTCCCCTCCATTAGCCACTAGCTCCCTCGCGTATTCAGAATAGATACGTTTGGATTCGGCAGCTTCTACGGATTTTCGCTTGGGGGGTCGTTGCTCCCGTACCTGTTTGAGCTTAACACCACCCGGAAGAGGCGTGAGGGGGTCAATGAGATGTTGTGACCCGTGTCCATGTACTCCCGAATAATCTGAATAAGAAACAGAATCGGAAGGTTCCATGTCCAGAACTTCATCCAGGGTATCATTGACTTTACGCTTTCTAGGCACGTCCTAAGCCTCTTCAATTCCATCGTTCCAGTTGTCACGTTTATCGTAGTCGTTTCGAGGGTCCCGGAACCGGGTCATTTCTCGAACAATTTCATCCGCCTCGGTTTTGATGGAGGAGGTGGTGACTGGGGGTTGCTCCTCCACAAGAATGTCTGACCCGTAGGAATGAAGCATCCCAGGGGGGAGGTTGGGGATGTTGGAAACAGCGGCACCTCCGTCCAGAGTTCCTCGGTTAATGACCTTGACTCGTTCATTGACTCGGCCGTTCACTTCCGTGTTTATCCGGTTCATAACTTCGAAGCCATCTATGTAGCTTTTTAAGTATTTCGCCATGAGGGCATTGAAGATAAGAAATAGGACGCAGCTTGCCAAAAACAGACCAGCAAATAGGACAGAATAGACCGACGAATCCATCGGGGTTATTCCCCTGAATATTCATTGACGTACGGTACACACTGGCCGATTTGGGGCCCTGCAGCGCGTTTTAGGTCCTCGGCCGACTCATAGTAGGCGATGTCGGCCTGAAGGGCCTCAGAGGGCCAGGGAGGGGCCTCTATGGGCTCGCTAGGATTCTTTTCTTCCTGGACCAACTGGCAAAGGAATACGCCTTGCTCAAACAGGCCGTTGAGACAAAGGAGAAGTTCTCCAGTCGTCACCCCAATCATCTCTGCTAGGGTCTTGGCATCCTTGTTGCTGATGCGGTTGATTACCGTAACCTTTTGCTCTGTAGTATTCATCTATTGGCTCTTCCCTAAATAATCCGGCCCTTTTGAGCCGCCTGACATTGCTGTGTAATTTGGATAGAAAGGTTTTCTGTTGTTTTCTTGCCCTAGCATTACTTGAATAAATAGGTTCAATCGGTTCTGTGAAAGTATCTTTGAAATACTCACTTGTAAGCTGCCAGCTTGAGGAGGAACCTTTCCGCAGCCAGCCTTTGTCTTGCCCGATCTGGCAGTAGTGTTTTATCGCGGCTAATGTCCAATATCCTTTGCCGGGCTTGTTGTACTTCCGGTGAAGGTCCCCCGCTGTGGGCCAATACTTCTTCCACCGGACGAACCGGACTATCTTGGAGCAAAAAGACTGAAGTTCCCTTTCCTCGGTAAGAGTTGGGTTTAGTAACTTTGTTTTCATTATCGTCATTCATACTTATGTTCCATTAAATCTTTTAGTGCCCATTGTGCGCTTTCAAGTTTGTTTTCTATCAGTGTTTCAAGGTGTTCCTGGTTCATAAAAATTTCTTGTTGGGTAATCCTTATACAAACCCTAGATATTTCATCACCCATTCTGGTGTAATACCAAGCCGTGTGGGCTAGTTTGTAGTTGTGATATTGTTCAAGAGAAAACGGAAGGAATAGGGTTCCCGGCCACTCCGGTATAAACGGAAGGAATAGGGTTCCCGGCCACTCCGGTATATCGGTTTCATTCACTGGAAAGTAACCTCATAAGCTGTATGGGTCCGCAGTTGGCCTTATGAATGGAAGTTCCACCTAGCTCGCCGCATTTACGGCAACGCCCTTCATGAACCCGCTTCTTTGTTATAGGTGTTCTTTTCCATCTACGGATAAATATCTTTTCATCCATAACCTAATTATAACATGCCTTGTCAATAGGTAGTATCAAGCAGGTATTGACAGGCCGTGGTATAATCATAGTAGCAATAACTGAGTGATGCGTCCTAATCGGGGGAGACTGTGCCCTCGGGGTTGGTTTTGTCCCCACGATTGAGGTCACCGCAGCGGTAAGAATCCGCAACATCGGTAGGGGTGGCCCCCTGGTAGCCGGGTGATAGGTTAAAAAAAGAGCTTAACTAGCGAGCCGCCATGTTCCGTCTGGAACCTTCCGACTTGGTTAACAGTAGGTACAGGATGACCGCCTAACTGGCTCACCGTTCCAAAGGTGAATGATACCAAGACAGTCCGACAGCAAGTATACCCGACGGGTATACGAGTAATCGTACCAGAGAAGTCCCTGTAATGGGGGCTTCCTGTCCTCTAGGCAAGTGCCCCTCTCGGTACCGAGTGAACCCCGGTTGCGAAGTTGTGAAGTACCTGAACAACGAACAGGTACTTGACAGTCTAGACGCGATATGAGAACATATCCGTAGAGGGACCTGAAAGGTTCCACTTACACTCTCTTTGCAAAGATGGTATAAATATGCACGAACTACTCAAACCCCCTGCGAAGGGTTCCCATTTCCAGGCCCATGTCCTCATTGATGGTGCCATTAGCGGCCTCGCCGTGGCTGTCGATGAACTCGCCCGAGCCAGCCGAGCCTTCAAAGTTCTCGCGAAGTACCACCCCGAACTGGCCCTGTCTGCCGCCGATGCCATTAACCTCATCGAACAGTCTATGGCACCGTTCCTGAAAAGCAATGCCACCCCCGAGAATATCGAACGGGGTAAGAGTTTCAAGGCCCTTGAGGAGTACCTCGTCAACCATAAAGACGATATTGACCGGGAACGGGACCAGTATACCAAAGAGTTCATGGCCGACCTCCTCATAGCGAAAACTGACCTTCTTGGTGACTTTGACCTCGATAAGGCAGTAAAGGCCTAACATGGTTTGGTGTTTGGCAGGTATACTGGTTTGGTGTACCATCTGCTGGCTTGCGTCACTCCTACCTGATGTACCGGCCGAGTACAACATAACAGGTAAACGCAACCTGAGATAATGTCGCGTTTAGTAACCAACTAGGCTGTCGGAGTCGGACCTTGAGAACCTTAAGTTGTGAAGTATGAACAACAAACCGGTTCTCTTTTTTTTTACCAGTTAGGAACCTTCACAGCGTGTTGTCCCAGCCCCCTCGGCGCACTACTTACTACTTGTTGGGTAGCACGTCATTACAAATACTAAGCACCTACT